ATTCAAGGAAGGACCAGAGAAGACCAGAGAAGACCAGAGAAGACCAGAGAAGGACCAGAAATAAAAAGGCCGACAAAAGGCCGGCCATAAAAAAAGGGCCCTTTTTAGGCCCTTAGAAATTCGAATTAAATACTACTTACCAAACCACAAAACCGGATTTATCTTTTCGGGCCTTACCTTTTGCCTTTAGTCCTAATATTGTGCCTTGGTTTTGCATCATTACTATGTCGCTTGAATCGCCGTCAACAACCTGAAAACCTTCAAAGGTTGTAGGCTTATCCTTTCCAAATACCACGGCCACATTCACTCCCATATTCAAGGCAACAAGGCAATCAGTCCAATTCTTTTCGGACCTTGAAAAGGTAAGGAAATATTGGCCGTTCTTTATCTGGTCCTGATATTTTAAGACCTTTCCGATAAGTTTGGAATAATCATAATATACCAAGTTATCCAAGGAAAGCAAATCTTTGCCTATCTGATTTTTCACAATTGCGAAAAAATCAAGGTCACTTGTGCCATTTAATCGAATAGCTATTTTGAAATTTCCTTTTACGGCCTTTTTTGACAATTGGGCCAATTCAGAAAAAAGCATTTCACAAAAGCCTTTTTTATCAGAGAAATAAAAATCTGTTTTTCTTATCCTTGATTGGTATACATTACTGAAGGCACCACGGCCCGCACTGAACAAACAAGATTGAATGCATCCTTCTGAAGCTTTAGGACAAACTGAAAGACCAAAGGAGTTTAAATTGAAAGGTGCAAGGTATAGAATGAAGGTCTTAGTTTCATTCTTGGCCGTTTTGGCATTTGTTGAACCTTCAGAAAGAAGGCTTTTTACAACTTGAATTTTTTCTGTAGTAATCATTTTTTTGTGTGTGTTTAAATTTTGAAAAATTGAGAAAATTAGTTTTTGGCTTTTTCAACCATGCACTTGACATATGTAAAAATATTTTTGTCAAAAATGAGCAATTGAATTTCTTCGTCAACAGACCAATTCATTTTAGATGCCATTTTAAAAATGTCTTGTTTGGTCTTTTGACAGATTATTTCAAAATCACGAACGGCCGTTTTTTTCATTAATTCAAGGACCTTTTCTTTGTCCTCATGTGCATAAAAGGAAAAAAGGTTTAGGTTTAAATTAACCTTTTCAGCGAAAAAATCAGATAGAGAAATTTGAGTTTCCATTTTTTTTTAGTGTTTAAATTTTTACAAAAGTATAGGTAATTCCATTAACTGCAAATTATTTTGAAAATAATTTTTCAACAGTTAAAAGTATCGTGCAAAAAGTGGTACCTGATGCCATCAGCAACAAGGCAAAAGGAAATACAAAATTATTTTCAGTGGTCATGCCCTCAATATAAACAAGGCGCAAAAGCCAAAGACAAAAGGCAAAAGCCAGAATTTCAAAGATCAATTTTTTCATTTTTTTTAGTGTTTAAAGGATTAAAGAGATATTGTTTGAATTTCATTCAATTGTTTGTCAACAATTGTAAAAGAACTTTGGCCGACACAATCGCAAAAGTATTTTTTGGTTTTCTCAATTTGAGCGATTGAGTCGAAAGTATACCTGAAATTTTCATTAATGGCAAAAATGAAACCTTTTGACATGGACATTCCTAAGAATTGGCCGTTTTGAAATTTTACTGAAAACATAATTTTTTAGTGTTTTAATTTTTACAAAAGTAGACATTATTTCAATAACTGCAAACTTTTGACAGTTTATTTTTCAAAAAATATTTTCCTGATTTTCGTCAGTTTTTTTGGAATCATAATCTTTTTGTTTTAACATAATGCGTACGCACACAGGTACATACGCACACGCACCTGGGCGCACACCGGTGCCTGGGCATGATCGCATGATCGCAGAAAGCTACTCACCTTTAGTCCAAAAATTCTGGGACCGGTTCCCAGTCCAAGCTACTCACCTTCGGGCAAAAAATCTTCGGGGCATTCTGGGAGTGCGCCCTTTTTTCGCCCTTTTTTTTAAAATGCTTGGTTTATTCAATATCTTCTGGTGGCAATGGATCTTTCATTCCATCATCCCCAAAAACCTCATCGTAATAGTATTTCCCAGAAACCAGAGGTCCCTTGTAAGAGTTCAGGCCATTCCATTGACCAGTCTCAAAGGCATTAACTATTTGTTTCTTTTCTAAGTCAAGGTAGTAGTCCACCCATCCTTTCCGGATATTCCCTTCCAGCTTCTTGCACAACTCTTGTAGAGCAGTCATATTGGTTCTGCATAATAAACCCCTTTATACAATACCGGTTGGAATAGGACTATATCATTGGTGGAATCCAGATGATCCTCATTGACCTCCAACCACGGTGCAATTGGATATAGACTGGTCCAGAGAAATGGCATGATTCCCTCTTTATATTCAACAACCCACTTACCGGATCTAAGCTTCTGGAGTATTCCGTACATCTTCTTTGTCTTCTACTGTATCCAGAAACTTGGCAACAATCTCTCTCATTACTTCACAAGTCTTACGGCCTTGACCATACTTAATGATTCTATCATAAATTTCTGTTGTAACCTTAAAGGTTAATTGCTCGTGTAATAGAGGCTTCATACCATTTTTTTGCAAATATCACAATGAGTTTAGTTAGTGCAAATTTTTATTTTAATTTCGGGTTATAGTAGAATCTATATTTGTGGCCATGGAAATGAAGTATTTCAAACTTGATGAGTTTGACTCTCCAGACCTTCCGGGTTCTGGTATTAATATGAAGCCTGAATTCCTTCAGAGGCTTGATAATGCCAGAGCCTTGGCCGGTGTTCCATTTAAGATAAACTCTGGTTACAGAACCAAGGCTGCTAATGCAAAAGCAGATGGAAAAGCAGACTCGGCTCACCTTACTGGATGGGCAGCAGATATTGACTTACCAAACTCAGGTGGAAGTCGTTTAAGATTCCAGGTACTTTCAGGTCTTATCAAAGCAGGATTCACGAGAATAGGAATTGCCAATGGCTTTATCCATGTTGACTGCGATCCAACGAAAGATAAAGAAGTAGTATGGCTTTACTAAAGCATCATCTCCTAAAAGAGAATCTCATCAATTTTATAGCAGACATCCCGGCTTACGCATTTGTGGCTTATGCCAACTTCATGCAGATTGTTCCCACCGATTATCCGCACTGGGAGCAGTTTATGCTCAAGCATGGTTGGTTAATGCTCCTTACAATCAGACTTTTTGTAGCCATTTATGATTTTGTTATTAGGATTCGTGGTAACTTTTGGAATGTTGAACTTGGGACTAAGACCAAAAGAAAGTCTCTTTGGCAGATTATTAAAGATGAAATAAGGCTATGGATAAAATAGAAATCAAGTCAGTTGCAATATTTGCCTTGACCATTGCCTTCGGGGTTTTGGCCTACAACTTTTTCACATTCAAGGAAAAGTGCAAAGAGGATCTTGTAAGGATTGAGACCATTAATGTCGCAGTACTCAAACAAAACAATCAATTGTCTGGTCAAGTTGATTCTTTGCAGAATACCACTAAAATATTAGCAAAATCCTTTTTGTATATTGATTCATGCAACATCAGCAGGATCAGCAAAACGGACAGAGCAGAACGCAGAGGGCGGTTTCTGGGCGGTCTTCTAAAAGGAGTCCTGCCGGGCCTATAAGACCCAGTATGTTTTCCAGAAGGATGCAAGTCTATGCTTATACGGCTACAACCGTAATTCTTATTGGACTTCTCTTCGGAGTAGGTTATCTCTACAAAACAAAGCAAGTTGAGACCACCGATTCAATTCTAATGTTTATCCTTGCTCAAATCCTTGGCTCCTGGGTGGCCTTGACAAATAAAATTTTCAGGATTACCACAGTTGGAAGTGAGAAGAACGCAGACTAACTTTGCCCTGTCAGGATTAATAATTTTTTTGGTTTTTTGTACCCCAGTTACTTGCTCTTAGGACTGGGGTTTTTTATTTTATATTTGAGCCAAAATATTTGCCATGAATTGCTTGCATGATTACATAGGTCTTTTAGGATGTACCAGTACTACTCCGTTAAGTGGCCTTTATATCAACGATTACCCCGGTATGAACACCGAACTTCTGGAGAAGATTTCTACTCCAGAGCAGGCTTCCTACGCAGGATTTTGGCAGTCTTGCCAGAATGTTGCTTACCAGAGAATTAAAAGGGATGTGCAGACTGCCTTGTTTAAGTCTGCTCAGGCGCAGCTTGACCAGGTTCTGTTCCAGACAAGCAATCAATTCGTAAACCAGTGGGCTACCATTACTCCTTTGCCTGCATCAGAGCAGTATCGTGGAACCTTCGTATCCATCTCTGGATCGAAGTACCTTGGCCTCCGGATTAAAACCTTAATGGTTTATAACTCTGGGCCTTCTGCCGTTATTGATGTGCCTTGGAAAATAATTCAGACTCAGGATGGTACTGAACTTGACAGTGGTGTTTATACCATGGAAAAGGGCATGAACTATGTTCCGGTGAATGAGGTATTCTACTCTGACTTTGATAAGGTGAATATTGTGGCTCTGGTGGATTGCACCAATCTGGATACCACATCAGGATTCTTTGTGGACTATGGTTGGAATCAAATGGACATAGATTGCGCCAGTAGGTTCTCATTGATCATGAGAAATGGTTGGTCCATCTTCCCGATTACGGCTCCAATTAATTACTCCATTGGTACTGACTGGAACAACTCTTTCACTCAGTCTGGGGTTTATATGGATGCACAACTTTTGTGCAGCTTGGATAGCTTTATCTGTGGCCAGAAGGAATTCCTTCAAGATGCCTGGGCGAATATTCTTTGCTACTATGTCCTTTGGAATAAGATGTCCTCCCAGAGGTCTAACTACTTTGCTCAAGGCAATCGGGAGTTCACCGAAAGAAATATGGCTACTTTCATTGCAGACTATACTGATAGCCTTAACATCTGGGCCAGACAATTAAATCTAAGGGCCGAAGGTCTTTGCTTTGATTGTGAGCAGGCAGGACTCATTCAGCAGGGTTGGCAGAGACCTTAATCCTTCGGGATTTTCTTTAGCCTACTCCTTTCCATAAAGTAGCATTTACTTCCGTTTCCGGATAGGTCTTTTATATTCTCTTCTTTGCGAAGATCCATAGAGGATATCCAACCAATAAACTCAACTGAGTTCTGGTTGACTATGGCAAGGATGTAAATATCCACATCCAAGTTTTCTTTCAACTGGCAGATTAGATTTCCATTCTCGTTCTTGGTGGCCTTGATGTCTATGCGGAGTCCATTGCACAAGACATCATAACTACCACTTCGGTTTTCTGTGGAGCAATCCATGAATACATTTTTCCATTTACAGAAGGCATACTCAGCCATTACTCCAGTAATATTTATATCGGCTCCATCCTCAGATGATCTTTTTCTGTCTATGGTTTTGGCACTAATGTTGGCATGATGCCGGAGCAGTCCCAGAAGTTTGACCAGGATCATCTCATGGTCGTTAAGAGTAACTATCATCTCTGGGACATTTTATGTTTCCTAACAAACTCAAAGACCAAAGACCGAAGGACTACACTCATCTTCCGGTCTCCGATGGCCTTCATAAGTTCTTCCTTCTCCTGGTCATTCAGGTAGATGGCAACCTTGTTCAGCTTCTTCTCATCGGCTACTTTGTAGTTATCCTTGGGCATGATTTCTAAGTTTTAAGTAGTGAAGGATTGATTCGTGGAAGTCTGCCTTAGCCTGGTGTTCCTTTCGGACCTCTCTGGTTTTAGCAAACTGTTCTTTGTATCTGGACCTTGCGATTAGCCTTTCCAAGGCATCCACAACTTCGTTATATCTAAGCGGATTTTCCATTTTCGTGGTGTTTATCGAAGGCATCCATGATTGCATTTTTGTCAGCAGTTTTTAGAAAATCAACTACCATTTTTCTCTTGGCCATGATGATGGCTCTCTTGTGGAGAGGGTTGTCGGCCCACATGGCAAAGTTGATTTTTGTCTTGTCTTCCAGACCATCGTAATAGTTCTGAAACTCCCGGCATTTTAACCTCTTTGGCTTGTCATACATGAAGTCCATTGGCACATTATTGACCAATTTAAAAATCTCAGCATGATAGGCCAAGGTCTTTACCTCATCAGAAGGCCGTAACACACCCAAGGTGATGAGTTTGTTGTAATATGGGTCTATCATATGGTCGGACTCAAATGGGTCGTTTAGAAAGCGAAAAAACGACTTCCTGATCATTGCGGTTTTCATGTCTTCTGTAATCATAAATTCTTGGTATTCGGGTGGAGGTGGTGGTGGGGATTTCATTTTGTCCTGATGGTTCATCCGGAAGTCCTTGTACCAGTTGAAAATATTGGATGCAGACATGGTATGAAGTTGGTTCTCCAGTCTTATCTGGCCAAAGGCTCCCATCTTGATGGCCTCACAGATATCTTCGATGTGCGCCTGGGGCCATTGTTCTTTTATCCGGTCTATGGATTCGATGGCATTTCTTTTTGCACTCTGGGCCTCTACGGATATCCCCATCACGATGGCACTGCGGTTTATTTCTTCGAAGATTCGCAGGACAACTGCTTGTCTATTGTTGGCAAGTTCCACCGCAAGCCTACCGGGAAGGGTATTAGTGGTGGGAATAAGATTCATTACTTTCATTTTAGTTCTGTATCGTTTATGATTGATTCAATGCCCCGAAGATACTCTGATTGTCGTGAGTCCCAGGAACCCTTCTTCTGGGGCGAAAAAGGGAAACTTTCTTTTGCGGAACTTTCTTTGAAGGGATTAATTGTTTTTTGTAGGGTTTCATTCCAAGTTCTGATTGCTGACTGCCAACTTTTCATTGGGTTCTTGCCAACCTTCCATCCATTGGATTCGTAGAAGTTCCAGAATTTTTCTGCAAACTGGTAAACCAGTTCTTTGTTTGCTTGTGGTTCCTTACTTTGAACATAAAGGCTGACTTCCTGAAGTGAAGGTTTTAAAAATTTTTTATTAGGTACTTCCGCAGGAAGGACCATTAAACCTTTTTCATTTTTATCCTTATCCTTATCCTCATTTCCATCCTCATCTACATCTACATCTACATATACATTAGCTTCGACCTTGCTTCGTGTTTGCTTATTCTTTGCTTCTGTTTTGCTTTTAGGTTGCTTAGTCTTTGCCTTACATCCGCTTTCCCATTTCTTCCTATTTGCCTGAAGATTAGGCTTAATAAGTATCCAAATAGTTTTTGATAATCCAGAGATTTCTGGCTCAGATCCATCGAATCCAAACTCACAAATTGCCCTTAAAACCTCTACTTGATTCCGTTCTGGGAGTTCTTTTATCGCCTCATAAAAACTGCGATAAAAAATCATTGAGTCTCTTGTTTTCATAAAATAAAAAACCATATCCGGTTTTCCATAGTGAGACCAGGGGAAACATACCCTGCTATGTACTTACCGAATATGGTCTTAAAATTTTTCATTTGTCTCTATTAAACCGGGGTCTCAATCCGGGCCGTAAGGCATTACAAAACTAAGAATTTATTGAGTCAAAGTTATTGATGTGTTCAAAAAACTTTTGAGCCTCGGCTTCTTCCATATCGAATATCTGCCAGACAAGATCCGTAATGGCTGAGTTAATATCATCCTCTGCCTGGGCCATCTCTTCCCCAAGTTGTAGGTGAAGGAATTTCTCAAACTCGGTGGCATTATTCATTAACCGGTTAAAGTGAAGCTTTACATCCTGCCTAAGAACCCTATCTGAATTTTTGATTACCCAACCGGTTTCAATCAGGCCCCGAACAAAGGCAGTAAACTTTGAAAAGTCGTTTCTCATTTTAGTGCAGACATACAGATTAATCCAAACATACCAAGTCCGAATAGGGTCAACGCAATACCTACGGTCTTCCAGAAGGTAATCTTGTGTTCCATTTCACCTACTTCCTCATTCATACATTCAAACAAGGATTCGATATGTCTTAAACTTTCATTTCTGGCTACTGCCAATTCAAGCTTCTCATTAAGATCCCTCAAAGCCTTTGATTGAGCAATCTTCTGTAAATCCCTTTCTTGCTTAAAGTAGTCTCGGCTCTTACGGAAGTTGTCTGCCTTGGCTCTTAGCTTGGCTCCATCCTCATGCCACTGCCAAAATATAATAGGTATCCAGACTGATACATTTTGGTCATCCTGAATCTTGACATACTTTGTCTCCGGATTGTAGTCTGTAATGCTCCACACTCCAAGTGTGGTTTGCTCTACTGGTAAATAATTTTCCATTGGTTTTTTTTCAGCAAATGAAATGGGTCGTTATCAATTGTGCAAATTTTCTTTTATTTATCCAGAGAGACATACCAATCAATCAGGGCGATGCAATGGTCCAAAGACCAGGAAACCACTACCAACCATCCTTCCTTTTCAAGGCTATTCATAAACTGAACCTGGTTCTCGGATGGCTTATTATATCCAACCTTCAACTCAATAATCAATCCTGAAAAACCTCCTTTCCTTGTAAATATAAGGCAATCTGGTACTCCAGACTTTGTTCCCATAGCTTTCAACTTAGTGGCCTCAACTATATTTCGGGTCCCTCCGTTAGGTGGGTGACACCATAGAAGTCCCTTAGCATCCAGATATTTGGCTACTGATTTTTGGAGGTTGTCCTCTGATCCTTTATACTTAGGATATGGGCCTTCTGGTTTAAATATTTGCATTATTGGAAATCGAATCTAATTTTGCACAAAATAAAAAATAAATGGAAAATGTTAAGTTGAAGATGTTGTGGTTTGCAGATAAGTACGGTCTTCCATTGTACAAACTGCACCGGCATCTTAAATCTTTTGATACTGTTGAAGTTCAAGGTTACAAGAAACCTTGGATTATTGACAATGACAAAAATCAAATGCTTGCCCAGAAACTAATCCTGAGCAAGACAACTAAACCGAAGCTTCCAAGGCTAACCTTGGAACAATTCTGTAAGAAATATGACATCCAACCGGCACAACTCAAGGCCAGATGGACTTGTATTATTAAGGAAGAATTGAATGGTGAGATCCTCATTGCTGAGACCAGAAACAATCTTAGACACCTTGGAATCCTTTAACAATCACCAACTTAAAAAATATTGTAAATTTTATTTGCATATATTGAAACAACAAGTCTTATCTTTGCATCACAAAAAATCAAGTAAAAAATGGCAATCACCGCAACAACAAAGGCACAAGCAGAGAGGACTCTGGCTCCTGCCGGTACATTCGTAGCCCGGTGCTACAAAATGATTCACATTGGAACTATTCAGGATGAATACAACGGAGAAAGCCGTTGGGTCAATAAGGTCCTGATTGAATGGGAACTTCCAACTGAGATGAAGGTATTCACGCAGGAGAAGGGAGAGCAACCTATTTCCGTATCCAAAGAGTTCGCATTATCAATGCACGCAAAGTCAACCCTCAGAGCCTTCCTGACTTCATGGAGAGGGAAAGGATTTACTGAGGAAGAAGCAGTTGGATTTGATGTATCAAGACTGGTAGGTGTTCCTTGTCAGTTGAGCATCATCCATGAACCACGCAAAAACAATCCAGGTGAATTCTTCGCCAAGATATCAAGTGTATCTGCCTTAATGAAAGGCTTTAATGCTCCTGCTCAGGTAAATCCATCATTCGTATTTGAACTTGATGCCTTCGATCAGGCTAAGTTTGATTCCCTCCCAGATTGGATTAAGGCCAAGATTATGACCTCTAAGGAATATCAGGCTCTGAAGTCACCACAAGTAGCCCATATGGAGCAAGTCCAGAGCAAAGTTGATGCTTGGACTTTAGCAGAACCAGAAGATGAACTCCCTTTTTAAATAATTACTATTATTATGAATATCTGGCAATTAACCATCGAAGAGATGAACTTCATCAGTATGATGGAGGAGAACGGTGGTGAGGTAACTGATGAAATTATGGAAGACCTTGCTATCCGCAGGGAGAACTTCCAACACAAGGCTGAGGCATACTCAAAGTTTATATTAAAACTTGAGTCTGAGGCAGATCAAGCTGCTTCTGAAATCAAAAGGATTCAGGCAATAAAGAAGACCAAAGAGAATACGGCTACAAGGCTCAGAGAGACTCTCAGAGATGCGCTAATGGTATTTGGCAATGAGAATCCTAAGACTGGCAACAAGGCTTTTGAGACCGCTTTATTCAAGCTATCTTTGCGTAAGTCTCAGTCCGTGGAAATAACTAATGAGAATGAAGTCCCAGATGAATTCTGGGCCATCAAAAAAGAAATCAGTAAGTCAACAATTTCTCAGGCCATCAAAGATGGTCTGGAAGTTCCCGGAGCAACTATGAAAGAGAACTACGGCTTACAGATAAAATAGGTTTTCAGCATTTTTTTTTATGTGTTTAATGATAAAAAAAAGGGAGGCTTTTGGCCCCCCTCTTTTTTTTGTGTCAATCTACGATTAAGGCGCAGAAGTGAACTCGGCTTCGAAGATACCGTTGATGTGATAGTTATCATCGGTACTCTTGAATAGAGTAGTTGGTGATGCGAAAACATCGAAATAACACTCCATCCAGACCGCATAAGTCTCGTTACATTCGTCCGGAAGGATACGAACATCACACTTAACTTGTGGCAATCCTGGGATTGGCATAGTGAAACGGTTCATTATACCGATTTGACCAAAGTTTCCAACATACTGAAGGAACGGAGTGTACACCAAAGAACCTGGAGCAAACACGATTGCTGAATCAACAGAAGTCAAAGGTGCGCCAGTGATGTTTGGATCGAAATAGAACTGGGCAATACCAGTATTGTTACGAACGGTTGAATAATCAAGACCGTTAGCAGCCTGACCGAAATAACGGCTATCATTCATCCAAACCCTTTGCAATGCTCCTGATCCACCAATAACAATCGGTGCGCCATTGAATCCAGAGTTCATGTAAGCCTGCTTCATTGTGAAGAGACCTTTTGGAATCAATGAACCATTAGCAGAATCTTCTACTTCATATGTCTCAGAAGCAATTGTTCCACCTTGACCATACCATGCCCCGAATGAACCGGCAATTGATGTTACAAGGTCTTGGTTCATTGACTGGATAAGAGCATTAGCAGCAAGTTGGAAATCATTATACATTTCACGAACTACTGACAAGGCTCCACCGGCACGGCCAATTCCGTTTGCTCTTTGAACAATCTGATTAGGATCTGTTGAACCAGTCAACTGAACCAGGTCAGAATAAGCTGCACAATATACACGAAGTTGCTCCTCAGTCATGCTGAAGGATACTCCACGATACTGAGTTACCTGAAAAGGAATCTCAAGGTACGGAAGAGGACCATCGAAGTCACAAGACTTGGTTGTTACCGTATCATCGGCAGTAAGTCTTTGCTTGTAAACGATACGAACATCCTTAGAGTGACCAGTACCATCGTTGTTCGCTTGGCGAATGATAGTTCCGGTGGAAAGGTTTGAAGGATCGTTAAGGGCAGCAAGAGTACCACCGTGAATGTTCACATTGGCACTATTGTTTATTAGGTTGTCCGAAAGCGATGTTAGAATCGCAGGACAAATGTTTTGTGATGCTACAGACATAGTAAATTCTATTTGTAATTGGCAGCGATATTGCTAATATCGGCCAATGCGCCCCGAATGGAGGCAGGAATTTGGGTACCTTGCGTTTGTGGAACAAACGAGACTTGAGGGGTTGTGCCTTGTTGAAAGTCCGGGGCAGTGCCACCCATCCCTTTTTCCTTCAACAATTTATTCTCTTGCAAAACTAATATTGAAAGATCAGAATATGAGAATTCTTTTCCGTTCACTACCAGTGGTAAAGATTCATCTTTTGCATTGACAAGCTTGGCCACATTTCTTTCAGGATCGTACATAATCCTTCCATCCAATTGAGCCAATTTGCTATCAAGTACGGCCTGATAAGCAGGAATCCTGGCAGCCTCTGGAACATTATCATTCCATTGGATACCGTTTAATTGAGTCTGCTCCCAGAGTTGTTTCATTTTGGCAATGTATTTATCTGCCACAATGCTTTTCTCAATATCGGCCTTCTGCATAGCCTCATCAACTCTGGCTTGAGCCTCGGCAATCTTCTTCATGTACTCATCAGAGACATCTTTGTTAGATGATTGCTTTGCTTTCTCTTCCAGGTCTTTGAGTTTCTTAAATGCAAGCTTCACCTTGTCACCTGAATTCTTTGTGATTTTAAGTTCATTCACAGATTGGTCATCAAAGCCATATTGTTTAGCCAGATTTACAATCTCCTCATCGTAACCCATCATGTAATTCTTAATGAAATGGGTTTTCAGGTCCAGATTAGATTTGGCCAGTTCACTGTCAAACAAGTTTGTGTTGAACCTTTGCTCTACGGCATCTGGGACTTGAATATCATTCAAGGCCGATGCAGAAATCATCAACTGGAATTCGGGGTCTTGATCTACTCCGGCCCTCTTGGCCTGAGCAATTAAAAATTCTTTTATGTTCATAGGGACTCGTTAAATTCAGTTGGCTCCGGAGAATCAGTAATCTCTTCTTCTGGCTCAGTTGCTACTTCGATTTTCTTTTTCTTCTTAGGCTTTTCAACCAGGTCTGTGGTATCCAGAGAAGTTCCGGTAAGTTCTGCTTTTACCTCGGCCTCAATTTCTGCACGAAGAGCATCTTTAAGTTTAGCACGAAGGATAGGATCGGAAAGGCTTCCTTCATTGATGCTATTTTCTCTGTATGGCTCCTGACCTAATGGTCTAATACGGCTCCATGCAAAAGACCTTTTATTAACTGGCTTCTGCAATTCCTGAAGAGCCAATTTACCATTTACTGTAAGTTTAATTGGAACATCTTGCGCCCCAGTTTTTGGGTCAATCTCCCATCTTACAATTGTTACTCTTGCTTTGTTGCCTTTCTCGGCAACTTCTTTGCGGATGTAATCTAAACCATCTGTCATTGTTCTGTCGTTTATGATGTATGAATTATTGTTGAACGCATTCCACTTCCTCTGTTGTCCTGCTTGGATATTTCCCCATACTTGAAACCATAGGATTTCATATTGGTCTGCATGGTTGAATAATGCCAATCAAGGCCGTGAGTCTGTACACTTGTATATTCATAAGCATACTTGGCTCCGGCTAAAGACAGAATATATGACTGGCAAAGCCACATCCCATCTCCTTTGTAAAAATTCTTGAGACCTGGGAATGGAATTTTCTCCCAGACCGGATTTTCTGGTCTTTTATAGTAGGCCCATGAAAGATTTAACATTTCAAACTCAGGAAGTGAGTCCCAGTTTGCAATTAATGTCTCCAGATTCTTTTTGTTAAACCGGACATCATCCTCCAGGTACATTACATATTCCCACCCATTTTCAATTTGCATTTCCATTATTTCTCGGTGAGCAGCATAGCAACCTATCTCGGATATGGATATTGGAAGTCCTTTGTGACCACGACTTTTCTTAGCTACAACCTGATGCTTGACAAAATTGCCATCCACCCCATTAATTCTTATCGGGGCATCACCATTTTTATCCTGAAGATTCAACTCTTCAAAATGAGCCAATAGGCTCTTCCTCCTGAATACGGACTTGTCCATATTGATAAAAACTATTTTATCCAGAGGAATTTTCATCAAGTAGAATATTTCTTGCAAATCTAAATTGAATATTTGCATTTTCAAATATAGATGGATACAAGAACTTCTGACAATTGGGCAAAGAAACCAGGTGGATGGGATTCCCTCAATTCCTCACTGCTTATTTCGGATGATGATTGGCCTGAAATAAATTGCACTAATGCAAATGTCAAATACTTAGTTAATGTAAATGACAGAAAAAAGATAGTTGAAGGATGCACAGTATCCACCTTTCTGGATGATTACCATCTGGAAAGACTCTGGAACCAACCGGAACGATATGGCCGAAGATTCCTTCATTTACAAATTGGACAAATTATGTCCCCAGACTTTTCCCTGCTCATCGGGATGCCAAAGCCAATGCTGATGTGGAATACCTTCCGCAATAGAATGATTGGTAATCTCTGGCAGACTATGGGACTAAATGTAATTCCAACCATTACCTGGGCCGATGAGAAGTCCTTTGAGTTCTGCTTTAATGGAGTGGCCAAAGGATCAATAGTGGCCGTGTCCGATGTGGGCATCCTTAATAACGAAGAACGATACTACTTTGACCTTGGATATCACCGGATGATTGAGGTTCTAAAGCCAAAACAAATTCTATTCATGTCAGGCAAAAAAAATAGACATTTGTATCACCATCCAGATGTGTTATTTCTGGACTCATTTTTTACAAAAAGAAAAAAACAATGGGAGGCAGAGGCAAAAAAAGAACCAAGAGAAATACCTATTATGGCCAGTCTGGAGGAGCAGCCACTGCTCCGGTAGCCGGGGCGGTTCAACCAGTACCCACTACACCGGCCACACAACAACCTACCCAGTAATCAGCAGGGCAGGCAAGTAATCTTTTCGGTGATGTTAAAGTCAACCGTAAAGAAATTGGTTTCAAAGTTTCTTTCTGGAAGGCCAAAGTATTCCTGAGCAATTGATTTTGAATCAAAGGAACTGCCATCGTACTCCATGTGACTTGTTGCGTTTATCATTGTAGAAATAACAAACTCTTCTCCCTGATGCTTAGTATTACATACCAATTTGAAGGTGACATTTCTGGTCAGGATATTTCTCCTACCTCCTCCTGGCTGAGGATTAGGTGTGGAATTCTGCCTAACTAAAAAGATAACCAAGTCGTACTGGTCATCCACAGAGCAGAACTGGTTACCATCTATGGTTACATAGTTTGCTGCGGAATCCTGAACCAGACTTTCGGTAGCCTCTCCATAATACTTAATCCGTAATCCGTAATACTCGGAAAGAGATTGGCATAAAGCCTGGAGTGAGTTTTCTACGGTGTATGTCTGGGTCATCGTTCTAAGAATTTAATCGCACTTGCATTAATAGTCTGGAGGGCATCTTGCTCCTCCTGCGGAGTAAGGCCAAATATAGGACCAAATTTTGTTTCATGGAATCCTGCTCTTTCAGCCATCTGGGGAGAAACAAAGGCAACTCCATAAGACCTATTATCAATTGGCTTTGGCCTCCATGAATTAAACATATCATCGGACAAAGTAAGATCCATGTGTTGAGTCTGTCTCTTATTCTGTTCCCTGAACTCTTTGTATCCACCAGGATACTTCTTCCACTTCCCGGTTCCTCTAATTCCTTGTGGCCTTGCAAAAGGATTAGTAGAATAAGGCGGTAGAGTTGTATTATCAGACTTTAGACCTTTCTGTTGAACCCTATCCTTTACATCACCGGCAGAGAAGATAGCAGCTTCCCTCAGAACCTTGGCCGGTATAGATGCCTCAAAGAAGTTCTTTCTTTGTTGGGAGAAAAACTCCTTGAATGTGTCGTAAACATTGTTTGCCATTTTTTCTTTGCGCTATGTGAAATAATATTTGCAGAATTAATAATTTCGATATTAGATTTGCAGAAACAAAATACAAGAAAAAAATGACCATTGATAAGTTTAATTATTCTCGTGTGTATATCGGTAACAAACTATCGGTAAGCCTTCATCACGAAGACATGGAAGCAATTGCAAAAACAATTCAATCCATCGGAGGATGGATGTCCTTTGCTCATTCGCCAGCAAGTCAGTATGTGGATGAGTTTTTTATAGTTTCACTATTTGTCTCTGATACTATGTCTTCTATCACTCAGGTTGTCAAGATTAGCAAGGAGGATTATGAACACAATATTGCTTTCTGGGATGGCGATAGTGTTTCCTTCAAAGAGCCAATGGCCGTAACTTTACATGGGAATAAATTCATATGATTATGGGTTCAAGAGATGTCCGGAGAATGATGATTGATGCGTTCTTCAAGATTAGTTGCTATGGCCTTTATTTGGCTTTACTAATCCTTTTACTTGTTAAGTTGTGGACCAAGATTAAATGAGATACGGATCAGTATGCTCAGGCATTGAAGCAGCTTCAGTAGCTTGGGAAAGCCTCGGATGGGAGGCCCAGTGGTATTCAGAGATTGAACCATTTCCTTCGGCAGTTCTTGCACACAGATTCCCAACTGTGCCAAATTTGGGAGACATGACTAAAATTCACGAAACAGAAATATTTAATGGGAAAACAATTGACCTTCTTGTGGGGGGAACTCCCTGCCAAAGCTTCTCAGTCGCAGGACTTCGAAAGGGACTTACTGACCCAAGGGGAAATCTCATGCTCACATTTCTTGGCTTGGCTGAAAGAAAGAAGCCAAGGTGGCTTGTCTGGGAAAATGTCCCCGGTGTGTTGTCATCGAACGGAGGACGGGATTTTGCAACCTTCCTCACTGCGTTGGGGGAACTCGGGTATGGGTTCGCCTACCGGATTCTTGACGCTCAATACTTCGGAGTGGCCCAAAGAAGAAGAAGAGTCTTTGTTGTCGCATACCTTGGAGACTGGAGACCTTGCGCCTCGGTATTATTTGAGTCCGACTGCTTGCAGGGGAATTCTAAGGAGAGCAAACAAAAGAGGAAAGCAACTTCCATTGATGCTCAAGGAGGCTCTGGAGGCAGTAGCCAATCAGGAGTAAAAACTTATGCAGGGAATATAGAGTCTGATGTGGCTGCAACCTTACAAACTTCTTGTGATGACTATTCAAGGGCAGATGGATTTAATGTTGTTGCTCACGCATTCAAAGTGAGAGGAGGTTCTGAAACGGAAACCGGTGAGCAAGGTGGTACACCTGGGAAGAAAGCCGGGAAAGGATACCTTGGTCAAGATGAGAAGGTGTTTACCATTGGTACTACGCAAGATCAACAGATTATGCAACCAATAGCTTATGAGAATCATGCACAAGATTCAAGGGTAAGGGAAATGGGAGAAACTTGCACAACAGTTTCTGCCAATTATGGGACTGGTGGTGGAAATATTCCTTTGGTTAAGCAAGCAGTTGCCGTTGATTGCTATAATCAAACAGTCAATCACAAGACAACCCAAACCATTGGCTCTTCTGCATCAGATGTCAATCATGTTGGAGCAGTTTTGCAACCAAAAATGGCAATCCGTAGATTGACTCCAAAAGAGTGCGAAAGGTTACAAGGATTCCCGGATGATTGGACTCTTATCCCATACCGCAACAAGTCTGCCGACCAATGTCCTGATGGGCCAAGATATAAAGCTTGTGGGAACTCAATGGCAGTTCCGGTAATGAGATGGATCGGCCAGAGGATTGAGATGGTAGAGAAACTTATCGCAGACCAGTAATCCCTGCCTCCTCGCCTTTCTGGTATTGGAGTTCTGAGGTCGGCCAGAGTTGATGCCGACAGTTATATCCACCACAATAAGAGAAAATGGTCTGCTTGTTGGTCCCTGGCATCCTTCCTTGCCACTGACCCAAGTCAGGCCATTTTTCTACATCAGGCTTTTTGAAGATCCTTCCGGCTCTCGCTGCACAGAATGCTCTGGTGTCTCCAATGATTGTCCCAGAGTACCGGTAAAATTGTACATCCAAATCCTCAGAAATAGTCTGGAGGTATTCCCGATTGAAAGTCATTACGGAATCGTTGGTGACCTGGGTAATGTATCTCTCAAGGAATGCCTTCTCAGTTGGAGTTCCTTCTATAAACTGGGTCAAAGTCTTTCTCAGTTCGGCCTTATTCCCCACTCCGGATATGTTTGCCTTTAGGACCTCTCGGATAGCATTTGAAAAGTTATCCTTTATACCGGCTCCCAGAAGATTGTTTTTAGTAATGTCAATGTTTGTCTTCAGGATGGCATCGTACAAATCCAACTTCCGGGTGTAGTTATCCAGGACTTCTCCCATAAAATCATCGGATAGTAATGCCAGTTCTTTATACCCTTCCAGTAAGGCACTCACAGAGCCTTGGTAGAGTTGGTTTGATACCAGAGCATCTCCAATCTGTCTTTTTAAAACAATGATGTCACGGAGCGATTCTGACCTTTTCTTGGGGTCCAGACTTAGCCCCGAAACAATGTCAATTACTTGATCTGAGAGTTGGCTGAATACTTCTGGCAATGCATCAGCCATCTGCTTTTCTAATGAAGCTTGCAGAGCCTGAATCTTTTTTATGATCTTATCCTGACTTCTCTGGGACATAAGCCAAAGGTAAAATTAATTTTTTAACAAATACTTGCAGATAATAAAATCATTCTATTAGATTTGCAGGACACAAAACCAATAAAGATTATGCCAGTATACGAAGTGCTATTGCAAGTAATTGTTTCTCAAGAAGAGGAAGACAATGGATTCGATGTTCGCCAGTTCTTAGACTTCCAGGAAGCCGAGGATGTCCAAGATGTAAAGGTCAGGATTGCAAACATTGCAATGCCTCACTTTACAATTCAGCAACTTATTGACCTTGGGATTTTAGGATAATCTACCAATGGAGAACCTATCTTTGTTAAATGAAATGGTTCTTGATTACTATTCTATTTGTTTCCTGCAAAAAATATGGATGCCAAGTCTGTACACAGATGCTATCAGAGGATTATTATCCTGCCAGAACTGGATACCCTAAGACCACTTCAAGCAGTTACTATTCCTGCGGGAATAATAACGAGTGGATAGGCAACCAGGTCAATGTGCAGAGATTCATTCTTAAAGATACATTAGTCACAAAGGTCTTAACTGTTGATTGCAAATGAGAAAGTCATTATCCTTTGACATGGATGCCATAATGGGTTATTCCAAAGAACAACTGGAAGGAGTACTCCGTATAAACGAGCAGGAGATATTAGAACTTATGGACCTGAACAAAGAATTGCTCAGAAGAGTCAAGGACTTGGAAAAAGATATCGAATACTACAAAGGCCACATCAAAGACCTGGAATCAATAAAGGTAGATGCTAAAGCTTCTAAGTCAGTCTGGAGAACCATTGCTGCCTTGTGTGGGGCAATTGGGGCATTCATTGCCTCATTATTCTTTAGGAAAGATGACTAAATAAAGAAGGGCCTTATGGCCCTTTCTTTTTATACGGTTGATTTTACAACCTATTAAGGGGTAGGCACTAAATTTAATAATTTTCTTATCTCCTCAATAGGCTCGAATGTAATAATTGAATATTGATCTTCGGTAAAAAATTTAATCATAGTACCTATCTGCATACCATCAAAATTATTGATTGGCCAAGCAGAAGTAGCCTCTGGCCAAGGATAGGCAATGTATTGCAAAGTAAATTGACCATTAGCCGAAACCATTAAATCTTTGGGAGATTGATATAAAGTTCTTGCAGAATAACTTAAAAATCCTGCTGATTTTATCTTAAAAACATTTAGAATGTTTTGCTCTTCTCCAGGTTCTCCTGCAAAATTTAATTTATCAAAACCTTCTTCAAATGTTGGCACTGGAGATGCACCATAAAAATCAAAAAAATCTTTTCTAAATGGAACAAAGGTTGGTCTAATGCTATTTCTTGACCTATAACTCCATCCTGGCTGAAGATATGTAATATTATATCCAAATTTTTCTCCAAATAAAGCCGGAACAAATAAAGAGCCAGTTTCAACAAAGAAACTGCTGTTTACTTTTACTGCATATTCTGGAAATCCATCATAAATTGGAGTGTAAGCGACTAAGCCATTTCTTGTGTCACCATATCCATATGCCGTAAGACCAGTAACTACATTCGGTAAATAAGTTGCCATTTCGTTTTTTTTAATGTTTGACAAATATACTACGCAATAGTATTCAATATCGGAATAATTCCGGCATTGATTCTGGCCAGTTTCTCTCTTGCCATGATCTCCACATCAATCCTCTGAGCATTAATATCTTTCTGGAACCAAGTAGGATCTTGTTGACTCAGGATACTCACGAAAGCTGGAAGATTCACTGATAGAACATAGTCTTCCTTGGTACAACCATTGGTCTCAGTCAGTAATGCCTTCTCATCGGGAGTCCGGAAAGGCAATGGATCTAACATGGTCAATATCTTCATGAAGATTAACTGAGTAGAATTCTCACCGTAAAGCTTCTCGGTGTAATCCATCTCAATCCCCTGAATGATTATTGGATTGTAGTTATCCCTTCGGGCAACCGAAAGCTGATCTGATATCATGGATGCCGTGAGTACATCAAACTCAGTCGGGATGGTAATATCCGGTAAAGCATTCTGAACCTTGTCATCAGACATCAGTGCCAGGTTAAACAGATTGTTGTACCTCTGGAACATTATGTGGTAACAAGTCAACTTGTAAACCTTCGCCAGATGAACGCAAACCGAATAGCAGAAGGTATTCAATTCCTTTCTATCGTATTGCTTGGCAATACCTGATTGCTCTGAAGGAATCTGCCCAAGAATCTCAAGGCCAATTGCTTTGAAGCCTTGGAACTCCTTATAAATAATGTCCTCTTGGAACAACCTTACCGAATCAATCGGTCTTTCGATATATCCTGCCGGTGGAACCGGTGGAACCAAAGGAGTAGGATTAATTGCAGATACACGGTCAAGGTTGATTTCCATCAATCCAAAAGGAGTTGTGGATGCCCTACCTGAACCTTTGCAATCATTACACCCTACACTCTCATTCTTATTGTTGATGCGATTGCCAGTGCCATTGCAGGTCTTACAAGGACTAAGCTTCAATGCCCACTTCTGAGGAAGGGCATGAACTGCATACATTACATTTAGGTCATCAGTCCGGAAAAGGACTTCATTCCACGCAGGAAGGCATGGCTCCAGAACGGAGTCATAAATCAGGTGGCCATCCTCTTCTTCGCAGATAATATTGCCGACTTTGAATACCGGCTTGTACTGAAAGGTAAATGGAATCGTATAAACAATCAAAGGATTCGGGTCTCTCCAATCCGCAATCTGTCTGAATAGGATAAGACCATCAATCGTGATGGCTAAGAATTGCTTCCACTCTTTTTTGTTTACATCCTTCCATTCCTCAACTTCAACCAGAGTCCAGTTCTCAGTTTCAAAAATAAGATCCTCGGATTCGAAGACTTGTGGATAAGGCTTTGAGAAATCCAGATTCAAGTTTAACTCTGGCTCTTCGATGAAATCCTTCAACTCTGGTAGAACTGCAACCACGGCATTGGCATCCTGAAGGTAAGTCTTTAGGAATACATTGAATAACCATGTCTCAAGTTTGTAAGTCTTTGGAAGGTTGTATCGAACATAGTACTCCAGAGTATTAGGCTGATTGGTTACCTTCTCCGCAATACCAGTTTTTCTGTAATCAGATTCAAACTTGATTTTAAAATCATCCGATTGCTGAATCTTCTGGAGGAAGGTATAGACCCTCCCGGTGCAGATTTTAGTCGGAGACTGCCATCTGTTCCTGCGATACTCCTTCATCCAAGGTTCCTCACTTGGATGCTGAGTACGGAGCAGTTTTTCGGGATAATCGTTTTCGAAGTGATATTCCAGTACCTGAGCCTTTTCTCTGGCCTCCTTTATGTATTCACTACGACCATCACGAATCTCGGAATCCATGAGGTGTTCAACAATTATCCCGATTAACTCCTCCATTTTTAACTTAATCTGCGATTACAGAAACTGATACTGGGATGGAACCGAAGATACATCCACTTTCATTTTGGACAACCACATCAAATGTGTAATCACCTATCACTGGGGCAGTGAAAGTTGGCTCCCCAGTTGTTGGGTCAAGGACTACTCCAAGATTATTAAGAGTCAATGCACTTCCACCGGCAGAGAAAGTATGATTTGAATCAATTACTGAATCATCATCAATACCGTAAATCAAAGCTACAATCCAGGAAGTGAAAGAAGCATAGGCTCCTCCGGCAGTTGTGATTGACCAAGTAGTGGTCATCGGTGATGTTGGAGTGATTGAATAATAGATGCCTTCCAGATACTGGTCGGTATCGAATTCGTAAGGAAGTGCGTTGAATTTAGAAACCCAACTAACCACAACCTCAGCCATCATGTAGGTGTTAAGTTCCCCAGTGATAACTGGATCTCCGATAACGGTTACATAAGAACCTGAAGCATCCCAAATACGATTTGGAGTGAAATAGTAAAAATCGTAGTTCTGAGATGAAGCAAGGATGTCATTGTAAAATTCTACATTTGACTGCACTACTCCTTGTTGATCCATATAATTCAAAGTATGGGTCTTAGCAAGGACTTTAGTGTTCTGCATACCACGGCCAGTGGTAGTAGCAGTATCCGGCTTTGGCTTGTCACCAGAGGTGTTAAAAACCAGATAAGCATTACCATCCATGTATCTCTGCAAAAGAGCAGTCTGCCATGAAAGTGGGTCGGCTTTTTCTACTGAAGAAAGAGGAGCAGATTTCTTAACGAATGCTACTGCAATGATTTTATTCTGGAAATCCGGATCGCACTGGAAGTTCTGATAGCAACCAATGGTCGGGCAAGTAAGTGAATATACTGACATTGTTGATTATTTAACAAGTTAAACAACTTGAGTTCTTAGGCTGAAAGCCTTGTTTGAGTGCCTGAAACTTCATCTGGGACAAAGTCTCAAAAGAGGACTGGGTGGTGAAATCTTGGATGGTGGCTACCTCAATATCACCGGTTACAAATATATTCTGGCCATTCCAAACTAAGTAGGGATGCCGGGTGGCATCGGTCATCGCTAACTGAGTCTCCAGGTCAAAAAAGTCTGTGTGCAAATCTATGGATAAATCTTGTTTGTTTTGAGGTCTTCTGCTAACTCCGTTTGATTGCCGATAAATTGATTCCTCAATCTTTGGCTTCTCTCCTCCTCCGTTAAGACCAATCCTAATCCTTTGTTTCCAACCATTGAAGTACTCAAAGCCTTGAGCAATTGAGTTGCTATTTGCCCAAAACTCAAGCATTGTGCTAAAGCAATCAGAGGCATCAATGTTGATGATATTGCTTAGGGAGTAGAGGTAGAAGTTACCTTCTATTTCATCGTACATTCCAAGGCGGTAGCAACTATTGGTGACTGCCGGGATTAAGGCATTTGAATAAAAATCATTAGTAAATTGATTTACATAACCTCCAGTCAAATTCATTTCCCAACCTTGAATAAGAAAAGTTGGAATTTCAGATAACTGAATATAAACACTTAGGTTTTCACTATTCGTGCATGGATAACCGATTGGGTCATAAAACAATACATAATTGACCCCATCAGTCTCTTTTGTAAATGTATTTGAGGGGTCGCTTAGAGTGACTAAAGCATTTAACAATTCATCTTTATTAGCAAAAGTCGAAGTTATATCATACCAAAACTCTCTTTTTAAAGTTGGGTTAGATGAATCAAAAATAATTACTCCTATTTTATGAGTTGCAGGATCAGCAGCATATAAATTGCATTGTGTTAGAATATCATCCCAACCACTTTCAAGATTGTTACTATAATAAGCCTGATATTGAGTGCAACATTGATATTCATACCTCCCTGCTTCCCCTATCTGCTGAACAAATTGCCCATCTTGATTGAATAAACCAACCAATGCAGAAGTAACTCCAGTAAGATTTCCTTCATCAGATGGCACATTGAATTGCCAATTGTCTCCTGGTATTGCAGGCATTGCATAGAACTCAGGACTTACATAGCATCCATCAGTGAACTCCACAAACTCCATGTCATACCAATCGCCATAAAGCCACTGATAACTTACCAATGGCAAGTAAGGCAATGGAGTCGTTGATGCATATCCATTAAAGTAAGAATCATCAAAAGTGGTATCACTAACAAACCTCTGCCATAGCCAATTGGTGTCAAGCCTGCCAATCATTAGCAAGCTTCTGTCATCACGATACAACAAGCAGAAAACCCTTGTGTAAGTTCCTGATACAATTGTAAATGAAGCAGTCCATCCATCAGGCACAGTAAATGTATTGAAGTAAGCTTGAATCAAGGTTTCATCTGTCTCACTCAGGCTAAAGTTAATAACCTTCTCCATCAAGCTGATGCAATATCTATCCTCAGCAGTTTGAGCAGTAATATTAAATGTCCTTGCATTTTGCTTGGGCAATGTGTCGTCAGGAAGCCTTGTAGGATTTCCTGAAGAATCAAGCTGCCAATTCTTACCTCTTGCAAGTCCACTTGTGGCAATGCCAGTAATGGAATCATAAGAGTAGGTCATTGGGAAGAATGCTGAACCATTCTGCTCAACAATCTGCAATGCCCGATCAACCTCTGCCTCAACTGGAATGGATGAGAAATCAAATGTTCCTGAATAACTGCCAGGTGTAAATGGGTTAATAGTAGCACTTAGGACTTGCTGCGTCACACTATCATTAACTCCTACAATTACTATTGATTGACTATTGTCAGTAGAAACAAGTGACTTATTGTAAATGGTAATAACAAAGTCTGAAGTAGTCAGATAAAATGTTTCTAAAACTAAATCTCCAAAATATGGAGAAACATTAAAGACATCCATTTGCCCTCTGACCCCTACTATCAATTGACTAATAGTTTTCCCAGTAAAGTACCCAGGCAACCAAGCATCAATTGTTGTAGCCAATTCATTAAGTAGATTGGCAGTAATTTGGTTGTCAGGGTAGAACCCTGCATTCCAAGCAGGCTGAAATCGGTAGAATGAATTAGGCATTTAAAAAGTGTTAAATCTGCCTTCAGAATCTGCCCAAGTTATTTTGCTTATTACAAAATCAAGGATGATTACTGGCTCATTCATCATGGCAATGTAAAAATCATATTCACCCATTGAATCAGGAGTTCCACATTCAACTATTTGACCTGATGAATTCACACAAGTTGAATTGTCAGCAGTTAAGTTCACATAGGCTGCACTAATGCTAACAGGAATCTCAACATCACTTATGAATGCCCAAATCCGATATTTCATACGGATATAAAATCCATAGTTTGCATCGGTTTGGATTTCTAATCCTGCCCAACTGACCCATCTTTCCATTTCAGAAATGGTAGGATGATTACTGATTTGATAGAGGGTGTACCCCTGGTATTCTTTTTGATTCATAGTTTTAAACTTGTCTTCCTAATTTTGTTTGATATGCTTGTACAATAGTAGTAAATGCATTTATTTCAATATTAGTTAATCCATCTCCAATTGAAGCTAATGAACATTGTCTTGATGAAAAATTAACTCGACCAAGGGCTGCGTCATTTAATGCGCCTATTGCAAAACTGACTGTCGGCAAAATAGGTGTACCATAAACTGTAGCAGCCGTTCCTGCTAAAGCATTTCTATATACATTTCTCCCTGCTGCCGTTGCTGCATTTTGATTTCCAACAAAAAAACCTTGCGAACTACTTGATGACAAATTTGCAAGAGTTCCACCTACTTGTGTTCCCCAAGTAAAAAATGATGAATTAGAAGTTCTACCTATTCCAATTGAACATAAATTAGCTGCACTACTTCCTGATGATGCACCAATATCAATATTACTTGCTAATAATGCTTGAATTCTTGAATAAAATGATATATGACCACTTGATACAGATAGAGATGTGGAAGGAACAAGAAATGTATTTGCCCAACTTGTAGTGCCATTTGGTGTAGCCCCATTTGAACTGTGTGTCCATCCACCTCCTAAAAATGATAATCTGTAAGCAGCATCTGCATCTCTTGGGTCTTTTAAATTAAACTTATGAGCAGCAGCAGTTGTTCCAATGATCGGATAAATGGCTTTTATTTTAGTCCAAATGCCATTTGAAACTAATGCCTGAACCATATTATTGACTGCATCAATTTCATTTACAGACATAGAATAATTACCTCCAGTAGGAGACTGCATAATGTTTATGTATGCCATTACAGTTGGATGCAAAGTCTGCTCTATGGCATTGGCATCACCAACTATCCTTGTTCCATCATCGTATATTGTTGTTAATGGCATTAGTTGATGTAATTAGCATAATGTATTCCAGTAACTAAAATGTTGGCAGGATTGGCTGCACTCCAAGTGCCGGTAACTGCAATTGTGTTGGCAGTTGTGGTATTAATACTTCCTGAAGTTGTACTTGATTGGAAGTAAAAACTTGGTGATGAGGTATTTAAAACTCCTTTGCCTTGATATTGAATTGTACCACTTGCTCCCGCAGTTCTGCAAGTAAGTGTAAATTGAGCATCAAAATAGGTAGCACTAAGTGTATTGCCATGAGTCAAGGCAATTGAACCCATAGCAACACCGCCAATTGATAAGGCAATTGTGCAAGTATTAGAACCTGATGTTTGAGCATAAGTTCCTGAAATAAATATTGTAATTGTTTTACCAACTGCAAAGAAATTAGCAGGAAGACTTGTTATTCCAGTAACTGTTCCAATTAAGGAAGTAGTAGTGGTGGTATTTTGAACAGTTGTTCCAGCAGTTTCAGCATAAATTCCTAATGCAGTCAAATCTGCACCTTTGCTAAGTGTGCCATTAGCATCTGCCTGAACTATTCCTGAACCACTTGTCGCTAAGTCAGGATTTCTATCAAGTGTAATTACTTTTGTCAAGGCACTATCCTTGTACATTGTCAAGGAAGTATTACTGCTTACAGTGTTGCACCAAATAGAACCATTTGTTGTCCCGGTTGGAGTAATTGCAGATGGTACTAAGAGCATCTGTGGATTGGCAGCAACTCCGGCAGCTAAATGAAGTGTTGCAGTAGGTGAGGCAATGCCAATACCTAATCTGTCATTAGTTGTGTCATAGTTCAACAAACTATCTTGATTGAGAACCTGATTAGCACCTGATGTTGTTGTAAGCAATAGCCTTCCGGCAGTTGCTCCTGAAACAACTGATGAACCAATTGTCATAGTTGCAGCAGGAGCAGCTACCCATGATGGAGCAGAACCAGTGCCATTTGATTGCAGTATTTGTCCTGATGAGCCTGCGGTTGGAAGTTCTGAAACGGCAGTACCAGTAGCTGCATAATATGTCAATCTGTTGGCAGTTCCTGAGTTTACTGTTCCCGATCCTGAACCAGTAGCACTTAATGAGCCTGCTGAAAGTGATAAACCTGAACCAACAGTTATCTCTTCAATTGCTCCGGTTGATGCAGTTGTTCTGCCAAGCAATCTTGAGGTTGCCATTGTAAGACCTGAACCAGTTGCTGCACCAGGTGCAACATAATCTGTCCCGGCTGATGCATTGGCTAATGCCCCTCCTGAGTTAGCCTTTAGAATTGATGTACCTGATGGTGGAGCAATGTAATCTGTTCCGGAAGTGGCATTGGTTATGCTTGTTGCTCCGCTAAACTTTGTTATTTGTCCGGATGATGGAGTTCCGGTTGTTGTTACTGTTCCTCCACTTGATGGAGCAGTATTGGCAATTGTAAATGAAGGATAAGTTCCGGTAACATTTATTCCAGTTCCTGAAGCTAAAGAAACAGTTTGATCGGGTGCAGTATTGGCTACTACATTGCTTATAATACTTATGCCTGTTCCTGCACTAAGAGTATCCTGCTTGCCATTGAATGTAGTCCAATCTGCACTGTCTAAGAAACCATCTGTTGAGCCATTAGCCTGTGGAATGCTTATGTCAGGAGCAGTTCCTCCTGATGATAATAATGGACTTGTGGCAGTTACCGCAGTGACACTTCCTCCTCCACCTCCACCACTAATTGCAAAGTATCCAACAATCCTCCAATTTCCTGATCCTTCAGAGACAATCATGCAACAATCTCCTGCTGCCGTTGTCTTATTGGCAAGACCCGGGATAATTAAGCTTGTGGCATTATAGGTCAAGGTTGCAATCCCTTGAAACATTAGGATAAATCTTGCCCCTGCTGGACAAGTTCCAAATGAATTGATTGTTGCAGTTCCTGATATCTGCAAGTAGTTTCCTGTTGCAGTGTTAAGATCAACTGTTGCTGCTGATGCTAAAGTTGTTCCTTTAGCCTCAAAGATTGCATTCTCAAGTGTCGATTTGTCTTTCTGAGTCACAAAAGATGTAGTGCCATCTTCAATCCACTGTCTTAGATCAGCAGGTGAAATCTCCTGAGTATTATTATCAGGGAAGAGACTTGAACTCTCTGTGATTAGATTGGCTCTATTGTAATTTGTTGGCATTATTGACCTATCTGATAACCATCATCAAAGCCTTCATCGAATGCTGCCCCTGTTGGAGCAAGTTGATTGGCCTGAAGAAGTATGAACTTTGTCGTACCTCCGGAAGCATCCTCCGGCTGATTGGTGGCCTCCTGAATAAAGCCTTGAATATCCAAACTGCCTGAAGTGAGCCTGACTTTCCGGTATTGCTCATCCTGAGACAAAGTTAAGAAATCGCAAAGACTTTGAGGATAACTAAATTCAACACCAATAGGCTTGAATAAATATTCAGCAGCTTCAGGAACAATAATATCAGCATAGATGTCTGAGTTCTCTGCTATGGTAACCTCTGAAGGTATCTGAATGCAAGGCTCAGTGCTATCTGATATTGCGCTGGCATAGGCTGTCTGATATTCACCAACCTGAAATTGAAGCCTCGGATTAGTCAGGCCATAGGTGTGCATGCCAAGAACTTTCCACCATCTACATGCAATGCGAGCAGGAGTGTGAAAGATGTTGTAAAGATTGCCTGCTGGACTGCTTGAGTAAGTAATAAGATTGCTTGACATGCTTGCCTGCCCAGGAGGGAATGCTTTGAAGCCTGACTCCTCTCTTACCCCATATGCTGTGTCCTCAACATTGTCAAACTCTAACTCATTCCGATTAAGCCAAATGATAAAAGTCTCCCAGTCATTAGGTCTGTCGGATGATCCTGAGTCATCTCTTAAGAATTGTAGCCTTCTGCTGAACTCAATTGCATAACCTTCAGCAATGATTGAACTCTTGATGTCAAGCTTTGCACTTGAGCCTTCATTCATTGCCCTATTATTGACAAAGTAATTCCTATCTGTATGAATAGCCCATTGGCCTGACACTGCTATGTTCTTCCACTTGTCATCAAAGCCAAGCTGGATATTGTTGGCAAGCATGTCCACCTTAGCCATTGTCCTTACTTCTCCGACATTTGGGAAGGTTTGACTGATGCTATTTTGATAGAAGAACTCTCTTGGCTCTATTCTAATTATCCATTCAGTGCCATTCCATTCGTAAGCCCATCCGAGGCAGAATATCCTGTCAAGTCCTTCAAATATCTTCTTGAATGAAGTCTTATAGCCAGTATTTTCTTCATCAATAAGACATCCATTCACAATCTCATTGTTTGTCTTGGCATTGCGAATCTTTAGTCCATTTGTCAAGGCTGAGTTCCAATAGCATCCATTTCCAGTCTCATCGAATACATCAGACCTAATTTGGTTGTTCTGTCCGGTGATAACATAAACAAGCCTGTTTAAGCACTCGCCTATCGTCATGCATTGAGTAGTTGAAGCATATTGACCCGGGTTCTGCTCATTCATAGTAAGGCAGACATTGTCAATGGTCATACTTAGTGACCTTGTATAATTGTCTGCAATAGGCAATGATGGCCTGACAGAACCTCCTTCTCCCCAATATGCCAACACAGCAATACGATAGCCAGGTAGAACTGTTATGCCTGATACTACTGTTGTAAAGTCAAATGCTACTTCAGGATCAACTGGAATATTAGCAGTTGCAAGAGCAGTATTGTAAAGAGTGTAGAAAGTATCAAAGCTTCCTGTTGAATCAAATGTCCTAATGTAGAATCTGATGTTGGCTGTTTCACCTGGAAACAGGTTATCAGTGCCATCCCAAACAAACCTTCCTTGAATTGAGACAGATGCATTTAGTGTCCTTGTATAGTCTGAATTGTTTTGAAAGACAACATTGCTATTAGTGAAAGCACTGCCTTGAGTATCAAATGAGCCACTGAATGAGCCTTTAAAATCTGAGTTTTCCCAAAACACTGGCACAACATTGACATATAAAGGATATTCCCAATCGTATGGAGATGACCCAATAGGTGAATATTGAAGTCTTGATGTTTGCTCTGAATAATTCCTTGCAGATGCAGCCAAGAATAGTTCTTGCTTGTGCATCCTAATTTCACGCATAACCAATGGGTCAATTGCATTTCCATTTAGGTCTTTGAGAGCATAAAGGTCAATCTCTACATCCTGCCGAGCCTTAAACTGCTCTCTAAAGTTATCATCGATGATGCCGACAGTTATCTCCCAAGTGTCCGTATCACAAACATTATGCTCCTCGTAGATTGCCAGGTTAAGCATGCCATCAAATTGATATGGCTCACCATTGTAGCCTACATCAGAAGTGATTTGTATGGCAATCTCAGCATTGATGAAATATAGGTCATAAAGAGCCTTAATAAGTTTTGCTCCTTTCTCATAAAACTTGACTTCTGTGGAGAATGGCTGGTCTATACCATGCGACTCCATGCGTAAAGCAGTGAACTCAATGGCATCCCAGCCAATAGGTTCTTCTACTTCAATACCATTGAGAAAAAAATTCCATCCTGCCATGGTTCAAAAATAGATAAAAAAAAGGGATAGCAATGCTACCCCTCTTTCCTCTATCTAAACCAAACATTAATTCTCAGTCCTAAACCTATTATTAAGAATCTTAGTTGTCCTTCTTGGAGTTCTAATAAACTTCTCAAAGCCTCTTTCATCCATGTTAAGTTGAGTAATTGGTAAGCCTTTTAGAATGCTTCCAAGTTCCCTTATTTCGCCCACAACAGGACTTCCACTGCCTGCTTGCTTACCGGATTGCATACTGCCCCAATAGATTTCCTGCTTGCTCAGGGCATGATTAGGTATTACATGAGAGCCTTTAGGTAAGTCTACTAAGGTTGCTGTTGGTGGAGTGAAGTAAACCTTACCGGATTCAGTAATTACTTTCTCAACACCTCTTTCACCTACCATTGCCTTACCTCCTTTGAATGCTTTGCCTTTAGTTCCTTCTGCGAACTCAGGCACTGGTTGAGTAGCAATAGCTGCAAGTTGAGCCACTGACAAGCCAATGATGTATGGAATCAATGCAGGATTTAAAGCACTTGACATTAATTGTTCAGCAGTTGAAAAGATTACTCTTGATGTTGCAGCCATTTGATCTGCCCTAAACTGCTTGAGTTTAATTTCTTTCTCTGCTGCATTCTTGTCTTGCTCGAGTTGTGTAAGTTTCTGCTTATTGCCATCTGCAAGCCTGACTTCCTCCTCATATCTTTTGTTTAATAAACTTATTTCATTATTTAGATTAGCCTGATAATTACTAAAAGCTGCATCGGTTATTGTTTGAGTTATTTCAAATGTTTTTTGTCTTTTATCCTCTTCTTCTTTTAACATTATATGATTCATCTCAGAATTATTAGCCAAAATTTTATTATTAGCCTGAATTGCATCATTGACACCTTCCTGCATTGTCTTTGCCCTTTCCTTTCTTATTTCCTCCTCAGTCTTTTGAACATCCTTGTAGTTTTTCATCCTAAGTTCTTTTGCCTGCTGATTAAAATCTTGCTCGGCATTTAGTCTCTCAAGTTCAGTAACTTTTATTTCTGCCTGAGTAATTGCAAGACCTTTCTTAGCATATTCTTTTTGAAGGCTTAATTTGGCTTCCTGAAAAGCTTTATCTGCTCCAATTTTAGCCAAAGGATCATCAAATAACTCTCCGGTCAGTATGCGCTGTTGCTTTAACAATTCAAGCAATCTAAGTCTATCATCATATTCTTGCTTTAACAATTTGGCTTTTGCTTTCTCATCTTCAATTGGTGGTGGAGGAGGAGTATTAATAATTGCTCCTGCAATTTTAGCATATTGGTCTTCTTGAGCCTTTAATACTGCAAGTTCATTTTCTTGCTTTTGAACATTGGTTTGAAGCTTTGTACTTAAGCTTCCAGCAGCAGCTATTCTTGCATTTTCCACCTTTTGAATCTGAGCATTAATCTTTTCCTCCATGCCCATCAATTGATTCCTCGCTATTTGCTTTCTGATGCCTTCAAGGTTGGCAGCAGTTATTTTTATTTGGTTTTGCTGGTCTAATTTAAAAGTCTCTTTTGCCAACTCAACCTCAATTCTTTTTGATGCAATTGCTTCAGCATTAAACTTTGCCTGCCTTTCTGCTGCTGTTCCTGCTCCTGGTTTTGCTAATTCTTTTGCAATGCCAGCAGCCAAATCATAAGCACCTTTAAGGAATGGGTTTAGTTTATTGCCTATTGCTAAAATTAGTTGATCAATGGATGAATTAAATCTGTTTTGGCTTGCAGCAAGTGAAGTAACCTGAGTGTTGCCTTTTCCAAATGTGTTTTCAAGTTCAGTGGCGAACTTAGGCAAGAAGTCTGAGGCAAGTACCTGACCTTTCTGAAGCATCTTATTAAGTTCAGCAGTAGTCACTCCCATAGCTTTGGCAGCAATACCAAATGCACCAACAAGCCTCTCACCTAACTGACCTCTAAGTTCTTCAGCCTGCACATTGCCTTTGGACATCATTTGTCCAAGTGCTAAAAATGCCCCTTTAGTGTCCTCAGCAGATAAACCCATTACCTGAGCAGCCTTAGCCACTGCTGCAAATTGTCTGTTTGTTTCTTGACTGCTTTGGCCTGCTAAGTTAGAGGCTGATGCAAAGGTTTTATAACCTTCAGCCGTTGCTCTTAAATCAAGTCCAAGTCTATTGGCTAAGTCTCTGATGAACTCAAAGTTCTTTGCCCCTGCCTCCATTGAACCTGAAGCAAAGTCAATAGCCTTTCGCATTGATTCAAACTTGATGGTAGTTTCAACAACAGCAGAAGCAAACTGCTTGATTTGACTAACAGCAAATAGGCCACCAAGAACACCACCAACCTTGCCAGCAATGCTACCAAGTTCGCCCATTGACTTATTGGTACTTTGGCTTTCCTGGTTAAACTTCTTTAAGTCAGCAAGTGCCTGCTTCTCCTCATTGCTTAACTTATCAAAGGCTTGAGCAGCAGCTTCAAGATTGGATGTCTCTACAACATACCTAATCTTAATATCATTATTGGAAATAGTTGCCATGTCTTTCTATTTGTGGCAAAGTTACAATAAAAAGCCCCCCAATTTGGGAGGCTCTTTAACTCGTAAACAAAAACACAAAAAAAAATACCTACTTATTGCTTCTTCTGCTTTTCTGCTCGGCAATCCATGCCGAATAGATTAGATAGTATTCATAGATTGGCCTTTCGACCAAGAATTTAGCTCTTTGAGCATCTCCACCTGCGATTCTAAGGACTTCGCTAAATCGCTGTCTGTGCTGTCTGACAACTGAAGTCCAATAATGTGCTTCAGGTTGTTTAGGCTTTGCAGAGTTTCGGCTTGCAAATAGGTCGGAAAATTCATGCTGTATTCTGTCAAAGAGGGCAGATAGGCGTACTCCGGCAGATTCAAAAAAAAACCTTCTACATCATTGGACTTCATCCAATGCTCAAGTTTTTGCTTGTTATATGGATATTGGTAGTCAAGTGGATTCTCTTGCTCATCAAAGTAAACAACTGTTGCAAGCTTTAACTGCCTGAGCAGGCTTACTGACATCTCCATCTGCTCCTTTAGCCTTGAGGCCATGATGCCTACCTCATAAAGCTTCTTGTCATCCTTCTTCTTCTTATCCATCAATAGGTTTATAAGCCCATTGTTCCAACCTCTTAGGAAGTCAGGATTGATTTGCCAAAGTTCCTCGGTGAATATATCCCGGGCAGCTACTGCTCTTTGAAAAGGGACATTAACCTCAGATACGAATTTAAAGTATTTGACACCTCCTGAAGTGAAGGCATACTCAATTTGATCCCATCTGTCCTTTGGTGCTACCCCTGAATATCTTGGCTTTTCCGGATGAGAGACAACATCCGTTTCTGCATTAACGACAGGAGGAGGAGGAAGAGATGGTTTGCGCCTAAGAAAATTGAACATAAGTAGAATGGTTGGTTAAAGATTAGACAAGAGATAACCAGGAACTGCCATGCTCCTGAGCAATAAGGACATTCACCAAGTGGCTTGGCCCACAAAGTCGGCAACTTCTGAATTTGGTACAGATACCACTGCCCAATCGGATGGTCTTCCAGCAGATAATCCAAGAACAAGGAAAAAGCTGCACTGATCAGAGCAATCAGAGTCAATGTCAGCAGGCTGAGAATTATGTGGGAGTTCAATAATGCAGCAGCCTCTTCGCTTGCCACCACAGGAAGCAATAAGTTCATCATACATAATATGGATCAGGGATTAAATCGTTAAATATGTTTAGGACTACCTCATTGATGCCTTCATCATTTCGATAGGTTGGTGAAAAGCTGAAACAGATGCTTGAGTAAGTTAAGCCATCAACAGCAGTGAACTCATAGACTTTCTGATTGGTGGGATTTATGAACATTAACTCATATTGCCCTCCATAAGGATTGAAAAAGCCATCAGGACAGCCTGCCAAATCAATCTCAATATATCCGAGGTAATCAATCTCAAGTTGCTGGCTGATGCGAGCATTAACCCCTGGCTTATTGATGTTGATGATGATTTCATTCTCAGCATAAGCAGGAGGCACAAGCACTAAGAAAGCATCAGGACAACTGTTGAGAGGCTCACAGGCTTTGAAACAATTACTGCAACATTGTGCCATACTTTTCGAGATTGAAGTTGGAAGTTATCTCTGCAAAATTAGAGAAAATAAAATAACGGAAGGCATCTAAAGCATGCGACTTATCAGGATTCTTGTTCTTCCATGGGTCAAGGCTTCCCTGCCTGCTCACCTTGGCTTCCTTTAGGTCAATGACTAACTCATCACACCTTTTGCCACTAATCTGCACCTTGGCCTTCTGAAGAGTCAGGATGGTGACAAGCCTGCTTGCTATGTGGCTTGGGTTTGACCTTGGCACTTGGATTTGCATGTCACCAATGCCGAGATAATTCTTGATGAGAGCATAAGCTGAGATGTTGTCCTGAGTGAATGCGTTTCTGCTTGCTCCTGAAGCATCACCATTGATAATGTAAGTCATATCTGGAAACTCTTGCTTGATTGTTTGGCATAAAGCAGCAAGATCACCAACCCTGTAAACCTTGATGACATTGATGGTTGCATAAAACAAGCCTTCTGATGAGTTCTTGATGTATTGGCTAACAACACAAGTATTGGTCACATTGAAGTCAAAGGCAAGATAAAGATTGTGAATCGGAGAGGCTTTGATGTAGCCCTGGTACACATGTTTGCTAAAGTCAAAGCTTGTGGCAAAGAGTGACTCTCTATCCCAAATGCCCCACTGACCCAAGGCATAAACCTCATAGTAAGTCTGAGATACTTCCTTGAGTGCCTCCATCCTGACAGGATATTGTTCATCAAGAAAGTCAAGAGCATCCAAGTAAGTGCCATGAAGCCTAAGCACATCATTTGCCTCCTTAGCTGGAACATCATCAAAGAATCTCTTTTTAATCCAGTGACTGTCGGAGACAGGATTAAAGGTCAAGAAGAATCTCTTAGGATGTTCAGACTTACCCCGAAGTCGCAATGTGATTTGCGTAAAGTCCTCAAGAGTTAATTCTGTTGCCTCCTCAATCCAAATATATTTGGCTTGACTTAATGACTTTAGCTTTTCGGGGTCATCACAGCCAAGAAAGATAATCTTGTTGCCACCGGATTGAATCTCTAAGTAACCAGTCTTAACTCTGCACAGCTTATTCAAGCCCCACTGAGTTATCTTATTTTGAAAGTCTGCAAAGACAGAGTTCCTCAGAGTTGAGGCCACTTTGCGGATAACAAAGTAAGTTTGAAACTCATTGTTCCTGTGGTCGCATATCTCAGCCAGCAGCATCTGAATCATTGTCTGACTCTTGCCACTTCCTGCCCCACCCCAAAGGATATTATAAGTCTTTGGGTCAGTTACTGCATCAAGATACTTAGCCTGCCAAAGGTCAGGACTTGACAAGTCAATCTTTGCCAAGTTAATCTCTTACTTTAGCCTCCTTTGGACTTGTAGGTCTAATGACCTCTGTCATCTGCATGGTGACTTGCTCCTGGTTCATGAGGCCTAAGTCTCTTGCGATGATGTTGTGATTGAAGAGACCACTTGCAGCCCCTTCAAGCTTGCTTGTGTAAATCGCCTGCTCTATGCGTGTAAAGACACTACCGAAATCTTTTGATTTGGTCTTGTACTCAGAAAGCTTAGTCCAGCATGAAAAGCCACAAGCAAGCGCAAAACCTTCTTTTGTAAGCAGTCTTTTTTTAGGCAATCTAACCTCAGTTGCATCCTTCCCTCTAAAATCTACCTCAATCAAAGGGTTCTCCTCTGCCCACTGAACATACTGTTCAAAGTT